TGGTGGGTTGGAGGAAATGGTGTTGGTGTAACTACAGGAACAAGCAAAGACGCATACGATTGGAACAATGCCAGCAATTGGAGATTTTGGAATCCATTAGATGGTGGTGTTTGGTCAACAGCAACTCGCGTTCCTGGTTCGGTTAATGGTTATAACGATATAGTTTTTGTTGGCGGATTATCTTTTGGCCCAACTGCTTATGCTCCTCTATTATACGGAGGGTTCTCAGGAAGTAGCACTACAGGTGGATACGCAACTTCCACAGGACTAACATTTGATGCAGGAACAACAACCACAAATACAATACTAGAAGTAAACATTAAATGGGAATATGGATACGAACAAAAATATCCATTCAATGTTGTTGGTGGTGGATTAAACTCGCTATATTCTATGGGAGTCACTTCAGGTTCTATAACTGGTGCGAGTGCTGCATACGGCGCAACCTTTGGTGCATATTCTGCAAATCCACACTATCAGTCGTTAAAACTTAAAGCACAAACATTTAAAGAAGAATCTTCAAGAGCAAACAATAAGTCAATCTTCTTAAATCTTGTTAAAGCGGTTTCTTCTGCGGGATATCCTGTTGGATTGTTTACAAAGGGATCGGGTGGTAGTGGAAATTCTTGGAACAACGGCCCATCAAGCAGATCAAAAATTCATTTAACAGGGTTCTTAAACGAATTCCGAGATGAATCCCGACCAAGCAATGATTTTATACGAACAAGTGGTGATGCAACACAAATTCGTCAAGACTATACCGATTTGAATCAAGGGCTATACGGTTATCCTGAAGTGAATCTAGGATGGAATAGTTCTGGACTCACTCTAGGCTCATATGTGGGATATAATCTATGCACTGTTGTTGTAGACAACAATTCTACTGTTGGAAAAATGAATATTAATACTTTGTATTCCTACCCAAACACTACGCAATATTTGGGATTACCCGAATATCCACTAACCGTTCTAGGTGAAATTTCAGATAAACCTCTTGCCACTTTGGGATATACCTTAACGGGTGGTTTAACTGGTGTTGAATACGGTAAATTATCATTAAACACGACTCCAGAAGTTTTTCAAAACACTAGAGGAATAACAAGCAGTCAAGTTAATGTGGCTATAGGAAACTTCCTGAATTATTCAGGAGTTACTGGTGTAGGCTATACAGGTTCTGCTAAAATTTCTTCTTTGGAAATTTTTAACAACTACTTATCACTAAGTCCAACAAATCTCGTGTTCATGGGAACTGTTGCTATAGCCGATGCTAAAGTAGTTAATACAAAAATAAGTGCTTGGAGGGATGCTCAAAACAGTTCAATTGATATTGGTAGTTTGCGAATGAGTAGACAATCCGAATTGTTGCTTAATGCGGCTCCCGATATAAACTCTTGGAGTTTTGGATTGCTTCCTGCCGCCGGTACAACAACTCAAATATTAGGTGGTATCTACGCAGACGACACTTGCACAATTAAAACAAGTTCTGGTATTGCATTGTTCAACAAGAATATCAATACCGCAGTATCTTCCGACAACTTTGTGGCTGATACAAACAACAATATCCTATCAACAACAAAGCGATTTGTTGCTAGACCGGATGATGTTGGAGAACTTCCATTGCCATAAAATATTAAAATATACATTATACCCTATGAGAGGACGGCTTCAGAGCCGTCCTTTCTTTTCTAAATACTCTTATGGAAAAAGATTACGGTATACCAAATTACATAACCGCTGGTGCTTTAGGTAGCCAACCATCAAATACAAATTTAGCATACGCTACAAACTTTGTATTTTTTCTACCGAAAGTACCAAATGCTGTTTATTTTTGCACTAATGTAAGCATACCTGGTATGAGTTGCCCTGAATTAAAATATAAAAGAGGCAGGGGAATGAATCTGAAAGTTCCTGGCAGTGAGGTGATACATGGAGAAATATCTTTCACATATCTTGTTGATGAAAAACTAAAAAATTATACAGAACTTCAGAGTTGGTTTCGTAGTATGACAACATTTACCGATAGTGACCCAGCATTATCTTTCCGAAATTGGATGAGTGAAGAAGGTCAGTTGCTTGTTTTATCTGCCAAGAAAAATCCAAAATTCCGAATAACTTTCCGAGGATTGTTTCCAAATAGGCTTTCTGGTATGTCTTTGAATAGTGCGGATTCTGAAGCAAATAATATGACGGCAACCGCTTCCTTGTCATTCACCTATTATAATATGGAATTCTTCAATGACTAATTCTGAATATTACGGCATACCTGATAGACCTGTTGGTGGTATAAACCGTCCTTCTGACAATACTAACATAGCAATACCGCAAAATTTTCAGTTTGCGATAAAGCGAATGCCATCGTTTTCTTATTTTGTACAGACTGTTGCTTTAAATGAAGTTAGTTCTGATCCTATGGATATTCCATCGTCTTTAGGCCCAAATTTAAAACTACCATCTGTTTCCGCAAGCATAACATATTTCACCGTAACATTTTTGGTAAATGAAAATATGCAAAACTATTACGAAATAGTAAAATGGTTAAGAGAAGCAACACCTTATAAAGATTTTACAGAAGTAAAACCTATAAAGGATGTTTGGGAAGAAGCCTTCTTGATTTATCTTACAAACAAAAAAGTTCCGTATAAAAAAATATCAATGCGTGGTGTATTTCCCACAGAATTATCTGGCATCGAATTTAACTATACAGATACTGAAAATAAACCTATCATTGCCACAGCAAAATTCACGCTAAACGATTATCTTGTTGAAGATTTATAATTTGACTTTCGTAGTATTGATGCTACAATATTTGATATGAAATTTGAACAAATTCGGGAAATGGTAGAAAAAGATATCGGTATAGATAAAACCGAATTGGGTGACGAATCTACTCGTATTCCTCAATTACATAACAAGTATCTAAACCTATTTCACGACGAGCGGTTAATTTTGAACAAATTGACCGCAGAGTACAAAATACTTCATAAAAATAAGTGGGAATGGATGACAGGCAAGATGAGTCAAGAACAATTGACTACACTTGGATGGGAACCATTTCAAACTAGAATCATGCGACAGGATATCAGTTTGTACATGGATGCTGATCCACATCTGAATGAAATGGGAAGCAAACTTGCTTTGCAAACCGAAAAGGTAGAATATCTAGAATCTCTGTTAAAGGGCATTTCTCAGAGACATTGGATTATTCGCAATGCAATAGAATGGCGAAAGTTCACTCAAGGCGTGGTGTAAAATCGGTCATACAGACCTCCCTAAATAAAGGGGAGATGTCTGTGATTTCTATTACATGCTTTAATACTGTACATGCTCGGATTATGACCGAGCCGGGTATCGCTCGTGAGATACAAGAGTATTTCACATTTGATGTACCAAACGCAAAATTCACACCAGCGTACAAAAACCGATATTGGGACGGGAAGATTCGTTTATTTTCTCCGTTTAATGGATTGTTGTATATTGGTCTGCTAGACTATCTTGCACAATTTGCTAAAGAGCGAAACTATACACTACAATTTGACAAGGGATTCACAGAAACTCCACCGCAAGTAACCGAAGAATCTCTTAGTGAGTTTTTGAGTGGTCTTAAATTACACGCTAATGGTAAGACTATACAGCCGCATCCGCATCAATTGCAGGCTATTCGCGCAGCAATAAACCGAGAACGATGTTTGTTGCTGTCACCGACTGCTAGTGGTAAATCTCTTATAATTTATTCGCTACTTAGATGGTATCAGGATATCATTCCTCCTGATCGTAAGATATTGATTGTGGTTCCTACAATTTCTCTAGTTTCTCAGATGAAATCTGATTTTGCTGATTACTCAAAACTTGAGGGATGGGATGCAGAAGAAAATTGTCACACAATCTTCGGTGGTCAGCAAAAAATGGACTCACGACAAATTGTGATTTCCACATGGCAGTCTATTTACGAACTACCAAAGTCATATTTTGACCAGTTTGAAGTGGTGATAGGTGATGAAGCACATCTGTTTAAAGCGCAGTCATTAACTTCCATAATGACTAAACTCACTAAGTGTCCGTATCGTATCGCGCTAACAGGAACCCTTGATGGAACCAAGACCAATAAACTAACTATTGAGGGATTGTTTGGTTCAACGCTTAAGGTAACTTCCACTAAGGATTTGATTGACAGCAATCTGTTGTCTACCATTTCTATTGACTG